ATCGTGTATATGAAGCATTATTATACCATAATGTAATATCTTCATCAAGTCTTTTCTATTTTTACCATCTTTATTTCCATAGCGTTTAGCATACTTCATTATATTACCCATCGCAAAACCCTCGCCATGTCCGCTATCAATGATAACATCCGTTGCTTGATACTTATCTGATGCATAGTGTTGACTGTAGGTAGTATCGATATACTGTTGTATTTCCTTGACTAACTTATCTTCATTAAACTTATACTGAATATTATTACTCACTTTTCCATTCCTCCGGTAATGTTTCTTCGCTAAACCATCTAAAGCCATTTGTCTCTGCCCATTCAGCATGTGTTCTTTTTGTTTTATCTTGTCTTACTTTAGCACCCGGCATAGGTGAGTAAGGTTTTTGAAAAACAAACACCAACTCATAGTTGTCAGGTAACGCATCTCTAATATGTATGTACTTACTGTACTCTACATAATCCCAAAACCTGCCCTTTGCTTCTATGAGTATGACACTATCGTCAAACTTTCTAACAAAGTCAGCTTCGTAAGTTTTAGGTATGACATAATTAATAGTATCCCAGTGGTGTTTCCAGTCTTTAAGAAAATCTTGATGAAGGTTATATTCCCATACACTATCGTAACCTTTAGGAGCTTGTTTATCTCTTGGTCTTACTTTTCTAGGTATTCGTTTTGGCATTATATTTTAAAGTCAGGATTCTTTTTAACCTGTTTGTAAAACCAACGTAAACTATATGCACTCAAAAGAAATTTTCTATTAGTATATATATGTGTTTGTTCAGGTAAAAACTTATTTAAATTATTTTTGTTAATCTTGGAAGTATCTTCTCCTTCCGGAACCATAGTTCGTAACCAATCAATAAGAAGTTGTTCTCCTCTTCTTCTTAATTTTTTTGCTTGTCTACCATTCATTTGTAACCTCTAAAACTTTTGGTTCTTTAACAACCTTTGTAAAATATTTGATACCATCCGCATACTTAAATAAACGTAAACCCTGACCATCATTCACATCCTTATAGCACTCTACTTTATGCTTACAATAAGTACATTCACGTGGTAATTTATAATTACCTGATTTACCTTCCGGTACAGCTTCATAGCAAAATGCAGGAGGCTTTTTCTTTTTGATAACAGTTTTTATTTTATCAATAGAATTAACAATATTTGGTTTATCAAAGTCAGACGGTTTAAATAATGTTATCTCACCAGTCTCTTTGTTTAAAACTAAAAAGCCACCGTTGTTTGTACCTTGTGCTTGTTCATATCCAGTTAGTTGATGAATATAACCAAAGGGGTCATCTCGATGTAAGGTACCGTCTCTAAATTTTTTAAATGCAAAACCGGATGCAGTCTTAACATCAACAACTTCTCCATCTATAGTACAATCCATATGTCCTTTAACACCGGATACCTCTATAAGTTTTTGTTGATTCTCAACTTTATGTCCTGATAAACTAACAAGAAACAATAGTACTTCTTCTAGTAAATGACCATATAAAAACTTTATAAGCAAATGTGGTTCCAGTTTTTCAGGCTTTTCTTCTGCATTAAAATCAAACCAAAGTTGTCTAGCAGGTTTACCTACATTCGACATCCTAAGTTTTTCAGATGAACGTGGTTCAGGTAATGCCCAATGTTTAAATGCTTGAGCCATAGATTTACCAAATTCATCAATTTGTTTTTCAGTAACCTTTATCTTTTTATTTTCTGTTAAAGGGTCTAAAAATTTATAGATATCTTCAACTAACGTATCAATTGTTTTTTTCATTATCGAAATCCTTAAATGCTTTTATCACGTCACTAGAGAATAATTTTTGTAAATTAACAAGATACATCTTACTTGCGTTATTATCACCACCTGATACTGTTCTAAAATAATCAAGCTCATCTACAATAGTTCTCAATACATCTGTTTTAAAAACCAATGTACAGTACTCATTATCACCAACACACAAATGATGAAACCAGTAATCTGATTCAGTTGCCTTAATGCCTGAAGGTTTGTTCCAACATTCATACTCAATAGCTATGTTACCGGTATCCATCCACATACCCCTTTCAGATTTAACCTCTATCTTTTTATCTTGTAACATCTGAGCTACTTTTTCTTCTCGAATAGTTCCATATTGCAAATCAATATCAAACTTTTTTCTATCTTTCTTAGTGGGTTTCACTCCAATTATCTCCTATCTTGTATTCACCATCCATAGGACAACGTAGTTTAAAATGCTCACCAGCTTCTTGTATGCTTTTAACAGCAAGCTCGCCAACCTTTCTAGCTGAACAATCTGGTACTTCTATCTGCCACTCATCATGTATATTAGCGACAAACTTATACGGGGTATTACTTAACTTTAATCTATTATCAAGAATCTGTAAAGCTTTCTTCATAAGAATAGCACCGCCTCCTTGTAATAAAGTGTTTAAAGCTGCATGTTCACTTCTGATAAATAACTTTCTACCATCTAATCCTTTTAAGAATCCTTTCCTTGCTGCTCCTTGCACCTGTTTATTAAGAGTTGCAAATGCTGGGCTACTACCAAAAAAGCGTTCTCTAAGTTGCCCGCCTCTTCTTGCATTTCCACCAACAATTTTTCCAATCTTTTGATTTCCGGCTCCGTAGCAGAGAGCATAGATGAATACTTTAGCCTCATCTCTTGATTTAAGTCCAGCAAGTTTTTGGTTATATGTGTGAATGTCTCCTTGTGTAATTTCATAAATATACTCCTCATCTTTCATATAGTGTGCCAGCATTCTTAATTCTAACTGACTAGCATCTACTCCGACTAATTTGTTTCCTTCTTCAACAACCCATAAACTACGACACTCTTTACCATATTCTGAATGAACACTAGGTACTTGTGCCATGTTAGGATTGCGGTGTGTCATCCTTCCTGTTATCGTTCCATTAGGTATAACAAAACCATGTACTCGCCCATCGTCTGTCACCGCTTCAATCCAACTATTAATTTGTGCTATTCTCTTTTGTAACAGTAAATATCTACAGATTAATTCTGCTTCAGGTATATCTTTTATTTTAGATAATGTTCCTTCATCAACAATAGGTTGTCCGGTTGGTGTAAATCTATCAGGCTTCCATCCAAACTCAATTAAGTATTCACCTATTTGCTTTCTACTACCAAGGTTAAACTCTTGTAATGTTTGTCGCATAAAAGGTGTAGTGTCATTAGTAGCTACTCTCTCTTCATATTCAACACTAGTTAAACCGGACTTAGATAAAGTCCCATCTTTTTTTAATTTAGGTTTTACTTCTTTTACATCTACCCAACGAGGTTTAAATGTTTCATGTACTTCTGTTTCAATGTTTGATAGTTTTTCTCTGAGTTCAGCAACAAATATATTTGCTTCTCTTTCTTTAAATAAAAATCCATTGTCTTCTTGGGTCTTAATAATTTTAAATATATCATGCTCAAGTTGAACAGATTGTTTAGAAAAATCTTTACCCTCTTCAAGAAGCTTGTCATACAACAATGTATTTAGTCTGACGTCATTTACACAATACGATAACATTTCAGGACTATACTCTTGGAAGTTTTCAAAATCTATTTTATTAAATCCAAGACGATGTCCCCATACCTCTAGGCTATGTCCTTTATCTCTAACAGGATTAAATAGTCTTGATAGTACAAGTGTGTCTACAATTTTTTTAGAATATAAATCAACGGTTGTTAATTTTTTTATAACAGGAATATCAAACCCTATGATATTATGACCTATTAAAGTATCTGCTTGTTGGAGAAAGTTAAGACCGGTTTCTATTTTATCCGGACCAAACTTATAAATTGCTCTTGTTTGAAAATCTTGACAAACAATACACCATATCTTAGTAGCATTTACATCATCAGTTTCTATGTCAAATATTAGGTCCATTAAAAATCAAGTTCCCTTTTTTCCTCCTCTTGTTCTTCAACCTCAAGTAGTCTACCAGTTTCTCTATTGTATAATAAACTAGTAGCAAAGCCTACATCACCGGTATAACGTGACTTAAGGACTCTTATCTTTGTGGTATTAGACTCTTCCTCATTATCTGCTTGTTGATTTCTTTCGAGTGCAATTACACAATCAGATAGTTGAGCGATACTTTGTGAACCTCTGAGGTGTGATAAAGATACTTCAATACGATTCTCATGTCCTCGGTTACCATCAACACGTCTTAAGTGTGATACTAATATCATGCCTACTCCTGTTTCTTCTACGATACTACGAAGCCTTGTCATAATATTATCTATGGCTCGTCTTTCATCACCTTCAGAGGTAGCTACAACTAACATATGTAGGTGGTCTAAGACAACCCATTTACATTCGCAACCTATAATCATAAATCTTATTTTTGAAAAGATTTCATCTATGTCGTTAGTACCAAAGTGAGCATGAACCCAAACTCTATTTTTATTTTCACCGTCATAAAGAATATCAAAAAAATTATCTAGTTCTTCTTTGCTGTATTGTTCTCTGATGTGGTCAATATAAAGTCTATTGTTTGCTTCGATAGAAAGGATACCATCTATAGTTCTTCTCCAGTCTTCCTCTAAAGCAATTACCCCTACGTTGTCTGTAGTATTTTTAATTAGCCAGTGTTCTATTTCACGTGTTACAGAGGACTTACCAAGACCTGTACCACCAGTAAGAGTAACAAGCTCCCCACCTCTCATACCTACAAGTTTAGTATTAAGTCCCTCCCAAGGATAAGGAATGCTATTTTTCTTTTCACGTTTATGGAATTCTTCCCTCTTGTCTGAAACATTAATTACTCCGGAAGGTGTATATGTTTTAGCATCCCAAAAAGCTTTGACAAAGAGTGAATGCTTGCTTTCTTTTAGCATGTCATTAGCATCTTTATAACCATTAGGTAGGGTCATAATCTTTGCTTTTCTAGGAGTAAATAATTGAGCTACTTTTTTAGAAGCTTCTTTACCGGCTTTGTCGTTATCAAAACAAACAACAATATTTTCATAGCTTTCTAAAAATTCTAAACTTTCTTTGACATCTCTTACTGCTGATTGTGCTCCACGTTTAATAGAAACAACATCGTATTTAGAACCGAACAATTCGTAAGCCGCCATCGCATCGCATTCACCTTCAACAAGTGTTATGTATTTACCACCCTTAAAAAGTTGCTGACCAAACAAACCAGTGCCATCGTAGTTACCATGAAAGCTAAAGTTTTTATCTTTGACGTATCTTATTTTATGTGCTGTCTGTTCATTGAGATTGAACAATGGATAGATATGTTGAACCACTTCTTGTTTATCATTGTAAACAACCTTAACACCATACTTTTGAGCAGTCTCTTTAGATATCTTTCTATCTATGAGTGGTCCATATACTGCTCCGTATTGATTATCTAAACTAGATTTATCGGATGTGTATTTCTTAAGTGGTTCTATCATTTTTTCCTCCTTGTTATTAATAATATATTCGCCACAACTAAAACATTTAGTGGAACCATCTTCGTTGATGCAGAGTGCATCGCTACTTCCACAACTTTCACACGGTAAGTGTGTTTTTACAAAAGCCATTTTTCCTCCTTGACTTAAAGCGGGCTACTAAGAGACTTGAGCAAGGAGGTACAGTAAGAGGTGCCCCCTAGTAACCCTAAAAAATTATTCTTGCTCTTCAGTTTCCTCTTCACTGTTGGTTTCTACAATAGCTTCTTCACAAGTAGATAACATCTCTTCTAAATTAGCTCTATGTGTATTAGAAGCAAAAGATAAAGCTTCGACAATAGTGTCAAGAAATCCTACCTTTTGAATAGTAACTCTTGCACCTTGTTGTTTCTGCTCATCGCTTACTTTGTTCACATCGTAAACAACTTGACCGTCTTCTTTTTGTACAGTAATAATCATTGATATTCCTTAAAAATCTAAAGCTTCTTCCATATCAGAATTACTTTCAGGTTTTTCAACCAAGTTAAGTATTCTAACACCGTCTAATAAATAGTACTTGTAAGTACCCCAATCATTTTTAGTTTCCCAAAAGTGATACATAAGTTTAGCTTCTGTATTGGTCCAAGGAATAATTTCTCTACCGGAATCTTCATCTTTAAAGTTAAACAATTCACCATCTGCATTCTTTACCAAAGGTGGCTTCTGAGCACTACCATTTTTGTAAGTAGTAAACCTCTTGAAGTAAATAGCTTCAGGTATATCATCCCAAGACTTAGTCCGAATACCAAGGTCCTTAGCAGTAGCTAATTCTTTGTCATCATCAGGGATTAAAAAGGTTTCCCATACTCCGTTCTTATTAAACTTAAAGTTAGGAACATTGATAGAAGGAAATACGAGCTTTCCTGTAATAGTTTTATATTCAAAATCTGTTTTGTTTTGCATTTATTTTTGCCTCCAAAATTTGTTTTCGCACATATTATTATAAGGACCTATTCTGAAATGTCAAGTAAAATATCTTCTAAAGAAAAGACAGGATTGTTAAACATAACTACCGTAAATGTGTTGTCTTTATTACGGACAACTTCATAGGCTATTTTGTTTGTGTAAAACTCTTCATAGTTTTTATTTACATAATCACTAAACTTAGCATATTGTTCGTAGGTTAAAGTAGCTTCTTCGCTTTCCTCTAACATTCTTTCATATATATAATTCATTTAGTCTCCTATAAATATTTATCAACCATTTCTAGCTTGTCATGAAACTCAGCTAGTGATGTTAGTTCTTGTTCAATCGTTGCTATAATATCAGGATGTTCTGCAACTCCTGTGGGTCTGTCTAATAATACCTCTATATTTGCAACATGCTTTGCAATGTTTCCTCTTAAGTGTAGTCTAAGTGTTTCTATTAGTTTTTCTCTCATGCAATCTCCTTGTGTTGTGTAGTCCACCAATCAGGCTTACTACGATTTCGTTCCCACTTGGCGTAATGCTTTTCGTTAATGCAATAGTTACGATAAGCGATAATAGGGTCCTCATTCTTGTATTCCTCCGGCATAGCTTGTGCAACTGGTGTTTGTTTAGTTCTTGGTATGCTATTTGGTAGTTGATACAAAGCTCTTGCAAGTTTCGTAATGCTTAGATGTTCTCTACCATAACGATACTTGTACTCTGTGCCAAGAGCTATGAAGTGTTTATACAACCACCAATAGTTACCACTGCTTTCTCTCACCCACTTACTACATGGATGATTAAGATGTGCAATCTTATACATGCCTGTCT